CTTCGATGTTCTGCAAGATAGAGCGTAGAGGAGCCAACTTCAGGCCGAACATCTTATCGGTGTCTGGGAAGTCTAAAAGCTCCATAGCCATCATTGGGTCGATGAGTCCTGAGCTAGCCATCTCTTGAATGAAGTTCAATTTACCTGACGGAGTTGATGGGAAGTCACTGATCGGGAAGCACTGCATAACATATCCGTCGCGGTCTACCTTGATATCAGCAAAGTCAATATTTTCCATGCCCTCTTTCTTGGAGAAGGAAGACACTTCGTAAGTACCGTCGCGCTCGTAAATATCGTGTACCATGTCGAGCATTTTCTCTGCGCATTTAATATGTAAATCTTCCCACAAACGCGCAGTGTGACTGAATCTCTCAGTCTCTATGTCGTGAAAACTATCGATAGCTTTTCCGCTATTCAACCCCGGTGGCTTGGTGCCTGATGCAGTGAGTTCTGACAGACCTACGATGCCATAAGCTTGCTTAAACAAGAAGTCTGTCATCTGAAACTGGTCTGGGTGAACAGAAGGATTCACTGCGTATACTGGCGGAGTGTTGCGGTACTTCACGATGATTGCATTGTCATTGCTCAAATGAAGTGGATTCACGCCAGAAGCTTCTTCAACAAACACCTTAGGGTTAGCTGATAAGCGCATAGCTTCTTGAATGTTCATGAGTAGACGATTCAATTCGCCCTGAATAGACACCAGTTCTTCGCATACACCAACGCCCCAGAACCCTAGAATATTCGAGGAGTAACGGGTAAAAATAAAAGGGAAGTCATCTTTAACATATTCTTCATCAGCGAATGAACAGGTCTCGATGCCAAATACGTGGCGACCTTTGATTCCATTGCACGGTAAATGCCAAGCATCATAAACCATAAGTAGTTCACTATAAGACCGTCCGGTAAAAACATTAATCGCCTTAGCTCTATTAATAGCCTCTGCATATTCGGGGAACATGTTACGTAGATAGTCGCGGGGCAAACTGCGCACACGATAAATCGCACGAGGTTTTTGATACATACCATCAGCCATATCAACGCAGATTTCACCTGGGTATACTCGCTCTACATTTACTTTGTTGGTCTCGGGGTCTTCATATACATAAGCACACCCTGTCCCAAAAATAAACTCGTCGCGTTTAATTTCTGTAGCCATTTGATAAAAGTTGGTCTGGTAGAAGAGTCCGTTGATGAACTTGTTCAACTGCTTAGCTTGCTTCTCAGCTTTGTAAGTCCCACCTGAAGTGAGGAACATAGGCTTAACTTTATTCTTGCAAATCTTCGCAACGAGTGTGTCTATGCAAGACTTAGATACGTTGACGTTTAGTGGCGGGTTCAAAATACTCTGAAATACCGAAATAGTAGATAAAGTTTGCGAAGAATAAGTGTATTCTGGATTGGCAATAGCAAAATCGTCGCCAGAGTATTGTTTCGTATGACGGCTATTCTTCGCTCTTGTATAATAGTTATCATCATACAATGCGCCCAATGCTTCCCAAATTACTTTGTAAGCATCATCAACTTCCCACCATAACTTCGTACCACTGTAGTCAAACATATTTTAATTCCTCAACGAAATGGATTATCCTTAGGTATAAGTTCAGTAGTTAAGTTTACAGCATTTGGTGTTGTTGGATAGTCAATAACCTTAGTAGATATTACGTCTTTGAGTGCAGCTGCTGCAAAAAATTCTATTTCAATGCCGTTAGGACCATTTGACAATTTCTTAATTCCATTTTGAGTACACACTTCTACTAGTTTTTCTAATTCTACTTCCATCATTTTCTCCTGACCCTGTAGTTTGTATTATTTTGTTGCAAATAAGCTTGTTCGGTTTCTTCGAGCAAACGTTTCTCTTCTTGTTTATACCACTCTGGCGTCCCGTACTTAGGAGGTGCAAGCTTGGCCTCATAGAGGAAGTGATAGCACTCTTTCCAACTGTAATTCGCCCCATCCGACAAATGGTTTTCAAATGAGCCATCTTCTACCCACTTATTATTTGCCATTTCCTCTACATCCCAACACAACAACTCCCACTCACTTATTATCATTGCCTTAGATGGTACTTTAATCTTACCAGCGATCATATCTGAGTTCATCAACTCTACGAACTCTTTCTTGCGCACTTTGTCAGCAGCTTCCAGAGCAAATCCATATCGTTTCTTTAATTCTTCTGTAATCTTTTTACCGAGTCCGCCCGTGTCGATCACCGATTTTTGAGGATTATATTTATTATTCCAATCTGCAATCTTTCTGGCCAACTGGCTAATATCTTGTTTAGTTACTTTGAATTCATCAACTAGATAAACTATTGGCGAGTCTTCGTGATAAGCCCACACAACCCCTGCGTCGGCGTCGTCAAAGCCTAAGTCATAACCTATGACGTAGTTCCATTTCAGCTTCGGCAGCTCAGTGTATATGTTTATTTTATGCGAAAATTTGTACACTTGAAGGGACATATCTTTAAGCCATAAACCTAGCCACTCTCTTCCGATAGCCGGGTCAGCGAGAGTCGTCTTCCTGCGCTTAAGCTCGAAATCTAAAATATCGTCAGCGGTCTTAATATCTGGATTAGCCTTCATAGCCTTAGCTAGCAAAAAAGGATTGTCTTTAAAAGTCCAGTGATGATGCGAATAACCCGACTCGACGTCCGTCGCGGCTTCAAAGAACATACCTGCACAAGTCGGGGAAGGTGTCCCGATAAGGATAAGCGAGCCTTGATGGTCGATGAGAGCGGGAACAAGCACGTCGTCTATGAGTTCTCTAAGATAAGATGGAAAACTCTGGCATTCATCAATGTACACCTTCTTTAAACTCATACCGCGAAACTTATCTATCTCTGCGGAGTCTTTAGCACCCGTTAAATAAATCATCGAGCCATTGGGATAGGTGAGCGTGAGCTCTGTGTTATCTTGTTTAGCTCCGAGATCGTATTGCTTGTTAATATATAATAAGTCTTTCCAAATAATCCTTTTAGATGAACCACGAGTCTTAGAGATGTAGACCAGGTTCATCTGCGGCTCTGATAAGCACGTGTTAATCAGGTCAGCAGCACATGAGACTGTCTTACCCGCACGTCGAGAGCACACAGCCGTTTTAAAGCGAGCTGAGTCATTGATGAAGTTTATCTGCTTGTCGAAGCAGTAATGAGTAATATCGAATTTGCTTTTGAGTAACTCAAGTGACTCGAGCTTTGCAGCCAGAGCAGCGCGTCGAATTACGTATTGTTTAACGAGATCGCTATACAATCAGTTCATCCTTCTTTTTTTCTTGGGCGCTTGGATGACAGGAACTTCCGATGCTACTTCCGTCCCACATTCCACATGATAAACGCCGTCTAAGGTCATTGCTTCGGTGAAAGCTTTATCTAGTTTGTTGAAGTCAGCTTCATCTGGGATCATATGCTCAACATTAGTTAAAGGAACAAGAATTGGTACGTTACGCTTATCTTTACAAATAATCATATTTAGATGAACAAGGTAACGTAACTCTGTTACGCTATCTAAGTAAACTGATTCTCTAGCTAATCCGTTTATAGTAACAGGTCTGTACAACTTAACATGTTTTAATTTCATTCATACTCTCCTCGCTCTTGTCTCGTGTAAAACTTTTTCTCAGTAGATAATTTATTTTTTAGTTCTATCTGTTCTTCTGTTGTTAGAAAGCGCATATGTTCAACTATTTTCTCTATTTTTTTCATAGTTTTTTCATAGATTAAATCGTCTTCATTGCGAAAAGGAATTAATATCGTCATAAGAACCTCTGCTGTAGATAGGGATTATAGCGAATTTTGTGTCTATGCATCTGACGCTTAACTGTTATCTCGAACAGAGCTGCTGGCCAGTGTGTGCAGTAAATCTGCTCAACATCTGCATGGAAGTCGATGACATTGTTCATGAGGAAATTGCAGATGCCCATGCGACGGAAAGTCTTTTTGACACCCAACCAATCTATAACCAGGTCATTACCCTCTAAGCTAAATACTATGAAGCCCATGATGACTCTAGGGTCGTCTATGGGAGCTAACACAAGCGCATTGCCGCTATGTATACAGCTTTCGATTATCTTGTGTTGCTGGGCAAAATAGACATCATTAGGCACATCTCTAGTGCCGTGGCTAGCCTGATAGCTCAGAAGCCAGCTTTGAATGATGAGGCCGTAATCGTCTTCGCACGCTTCGCGGAACAACACTTGCTCATGCGGGAAGTTTTGTTGAGTCAATTTCTCTAATACCAATTATTTACTCTTTTCTCTAAGGAAATCACGCGCCAATTCTTTGATATCTGCGTCGCTCATACCTTCTAGCTTAAGTAAACGTAACTTTTCCATCCCAACGACATCGTCCGTGATTCTGTGAAATGCTTTGAACTTGAACATAAGCGCGGCTGCGTTCCCTTTGATTGTGCCATCTATGAGTCCTTCCAACATTCGCTCATCTTTTCTAAATCTGAATTCTTTACCTTTTTGATAAGCTAAATCAAACTCGGGATGATCTAATCTCCATTGATAGAGAG